CGTTTATACTATTAATGATAATAACTTGGCTCCTGGCGAAATATTAGCTGGGCCAACAGTAGATGTTAATACAACTATTGTATCCCAAATAAATGGTACAACAGGTGGTGTTGGTAAATATGTTGTTGATATAAGTCAAAACACATCAATATTAAATGGTACTTGTAATATCACAGGAACAACAATGGACGTTTTAACGTTTACCGGTGGTACATTATCTATAGGTCAAATTATTTCAGGACCAACTCTTGCTCTTGGAACTAAAATTGTTAGTCAAATAAATGGTACAACGGGTGGTGTTGGTCAATATGTCGTTGATATATCGCAAACACTTACAGGAGAAAACTTTACTGTGGTTACACCAAATATTTTTTACGTTACTAATTCGGCAACAGGAGGGTATTCACAAACTGAAATCCAATCATTGATTAATGACGGTAAAATGGTGATGACAACAAATTCGTTAGGTAAGATTATTGAAACAAGTGGTTTTGACCCTAACGATAATGATCGATCACTAAAGGTTACGCCTTGGTCAACAATTGTAAAAACAACTGAGGGGGATAAATATTTTGTAATGCCTTCTTTTGGTTACACAAAAAATCAAACAAGAGATGAGTGTTTTAAAAATAATAAATTAAAAGTAGAGATATCAAGTAATCCTGCGGTGTTTAACGGATCTGTTAGATTATTTTGGGGGTCACCAAACTATGGTTATTTTGATAATACAAAAGTCTCAAAACCAAATCCTGATTCATATCTAAAAGAAATTCTTAACGATAAAAAAACACAACAGAACTTCTCATTAAATGGGGATAACGCAAAATACGATAAGATATCTGAAATGTTCACAACATTTGATACTGAAGTATTAGATTATTTTGAACAAGAATTTTTGAATTTTAGTAGATCAATTTATGATTATAAGACATTAGTCCCAAGTGACAAAGATGTTGAAACAGAATCTGAGAGGTCATACAAGAACTTCCAATTATTAATGAGAGAGTTATTAGTTGTTGAAAAACCATCAACTCTTAATTCTGAGGGTATGATTAATTCCGTTATTGAAAAACAAAAAACAACATTTCAAGGAATACTAACTAATTTCTTGGAGTATAATGTCGTATTAAAGATGGGTAATCCTTCTATGTTTGATAGAAGAACATTCTTAACATTCTCCACTAAATTCCTAATTGACCCTATATCATATCAAGGTTATAACCAAGGAACAACAGGTAGTTTACCATCAAATGGTGGGACTATTACATTGGCTCAATCTAAAACCGCAAATCCTGAAACATGGAAAGCGTTAGAGAAGTATGTTGGATTTTCTGAGATACCTGAATTAGTATATTCGGATAACGGATCGTACATTACTGACTTCTTTATTGATCTTAATGTACAATTTACTGAAAAAAATATTCAAGATTTCGCACCATTGATTATGTTATATGCGACACAGAAACTTAATAATTTCTCGGTACCGACAAATAATGTTGTAATACCAAATCCTGTACCTACACCTGTACCAAGTCCTCAAACACCTGGTGATTTATTGACAATTACAACACTTAAAGATACTAAAACAATTTCGGTCTATAAATTTGGGCCACAAAAATATTGTGTTTATAAAGACACTAATGGAACAATCTTATTTACAGGGCAACCTGCAAGTTCGTCCCTATACCCAATTAATACCCCGTTAATAAATGAAATAATAATTAGTCAATATGGAAATTTAGCGACAAGTCCAAATGACAATCAATTCATTATAAGTACGGTAAATAATACCACATCACAAGTTACAACAACCACAACTACTTACCCAATAGTACAAAATTTAGGTAATAGTGTAGATGGTGTTAAGTTTTATGGTCTTATGGATGAGTATTTAGATAAATCTGAAACTTACCTAAAAAATGTTATTTCTAATTTAATGACAGGTGTGAGAGCTGGTTTACCAAATATTACAATTGAAGGTGATAAGGGTAATAAGTCACAACTTGAGGGAGAACAAACAAGAGTTGAAATGTGGGAAACATTTAAGGCGTTTAACGATACTTGGGTTGCCGGTGGAGACTTTAAAACAAAAACAATGTTTGAGGATGTTTTATTATTTGATAGAGCAAGTAGAGATGTTGGACAAAAAGTTTATGTTGATATCTTTAAAATTAAAGATTTAATTGAGGGGTCATTATATAAAAATAATATGTTAGATATTGTGTCAACAATATTGTCACAAAACAATTTCACTTATTTCCCATTACCGGCTTACGCTAATTTTTATAACGCACAAGACGCTGAGAAAAATCCCGTACCAAGAAGTGAAGGATCAACTGAGTTTGCAAATTCGTTTTGGGGTACGTTTTTAAATGTAGATTACAGAAACACATCTCCTAAGTTTTTATGTTATTATGCAAACAAACCTAGTCAGTATGTAGATATGAAAGATAATGTCGACTATAGATTTAGAGACGATGCTTTTGATCTTAGAAGAGCAAGTGATAATCCATTGGTTGAAAATCAATCAAATAAAAAGAATTGGGATAAATCAAACAAGGTAGTTGGTTTTAATATTGATATTAGTAATCAAAATCAACAAATATTTAAAAACTTCAGTGTTGGTCAAGACGTTGGTAAACCTACTGCGGAATCTTTGGAGATGTTAAATCAAATGGCAAACCAAAGTAGAAACAGAAGTACAGGATCTCAAAACGTATCTTTATATAACTTATATAGAAATAGAAGTTACGAATGTTCTGTGGATATGATGGGTAACGCTCTTATCCAACCTATGATGTATTTTAATGTGAGAAACATACCTATGTTCTCAGGACCATATATGATTACATCGGTAACTCACGCAATCCAAGACGGGGAATTTAGTACAACCTTTAAAGGTACAAGACAACCTTTTTATAGTTTACCTAAAATTGATAGTTTTATACAATCTTTAAGTTTAAATATAATTTCTAAATTACAGGAACAAGTAAAAGCAAATGAGGAGAAATCTAAAACATCACCTGAAAACGTAATATTCCAAAAAAACAATGTGGTTTCAAATGTAACAGGTATTGACACAATAACTAAAAATCAAGACTGTTCTGATAAAATTAATAGTGGTTATGTTGGATATACACCATTAGATAGTCCAACTGTAACACAAATATCATATAAGGACTTTAGAAAATTACTTGATGATAGGATTGTTGCAAATGGAACACCAAAAGAAACCACAAGTAATGGGGTGACAAAACTTACGGATAATTTTATAAATTTATCCGCTTATTTATTTTCATTTATATATTTGGATTCGGCATCATCGAGTGGAATGAAAGCATATGAGAATAATTATAGTACAATTAATTTAACTGAAACTTATGGTGGATCTCAATTTGCATCATCAGTTAATAAAAAATATTATTGCTTATCAAGAGGAACAAATTTGAATATACCAATAGTTTCTTTTATCTCTAATGAAAAATTTGTTGACTTTGCAATCTCTAAATTTAAAGATAGATTGTCGTTAATTGACACAAATGTTCTTCCCGAAGTAGATATAGTTAAGTTGTATGTAACTAAGTACCCTAATGTACAACCTGATAATGTTTATACCGAAATGACCGAACAAGATAAGAATACGCTACAGAATAAAGTAAAACAGGCAATAAATTTATATAAGTCATTAAATTAATTTTATTGAATAAACAGATATTTATAAATAAAACTATTATGAACACAAAATTAATATTAGACAACTACTTGGGTAAAAACACAAGAGTGTCAGAGAAAGATAAGGGTAATGGGTACAAAGAAGTTTGCGACTTAGATACTGGGGATTGTTACACATTAAGAATAAAAGACGGATTAATTGAAAGAGTTGATAACACTATGAACACATTCAAAAAAATCCAAGTCGAGACTAAATCAGGAATTAAACAATTATTAAACGGATAATCATGGCAATAGATCAAAAAATTTTAAACGAAATAAGTAGATTTAATTCTATTAATAAATACATAAATGAACAAGTTGATCCAGCTTTGGCACCACCTGCAGATCCTGCGTTGGCCCCTGACCCTGCGGCGGGAGCACCACCTGCAGATCCTAATGCCGCTCCTGCCGATCCTAACGCAGTTGCACCAATCCCACCGGCAGCACCTATCGATGTTGCAACAGATCCTGATGTTGAGGAACTTGGTGATGAAGGTGAAGAAGAAGAAAACAAAGAAGAATTAGATGTTACTGATTTAGTTGCATCTCAAAAAAATATGGAACAAAAACAAGAAGAATATTTTGATAACTTGTTTGCTCAATTAAAAACTCTTGAGGAAAAATTAGGTGAGATGGATGGTTTGGTAACAACCATAAATAACTTAGAGGCTAAGTTTGATAAGTTTAGACCTAAAACACCACAAGAAAAATTAGAATTGAGAAGTTTAGATTCAGGACCATTTAATCAAAAATTATCAGATTTCTTTGAAGATAAAGAAGATGATATGGAAAAATCAGGTAAAAACGAATATGTTTTAACAACTGATGATGCAACTAATTACTCAACAAATGATATTGAAACATCATTTAACAACTACGACGACGAAGACACAAATATGATGTAACACTTTTGAGAGGGACACTGATGTCCCTCTCTCAAATTTTTTTTAAATACTTTATTGACAACCCTACTTATTATAACTATATTTTCTACGTAAACCTTTAATTAATATATATACAATGGCGACAAACAACAATGTTTTAGATGCGGTTTTGGCTCAGTATGAGAGCTCAAAACAAAGTGGTTCTTCTTCCACTTCAAAATTCACACAAGAAGAAAGAATGAAAAAGTATTTCGCAGCAATCCTTAAGGATAACGAAAAACAAGGTCAACGAACAATCCGTATTTTACCTACAATTGATGGATCATCTCCTTTTAAAGAGGTTTGGTTCCACGAAATCAATGTTGATGGTAAATGGCAGAAGTTCTACGATCCAGGAAAAAATGACAACGAACGTTCACCTTTGAATGAGGTATACGATGAGTTAATGTCAACAGGTCGTGAATCCGACAAACAATTAGCAACACAATATAAAGCTCGTAAGTTTTATATTGTTAAGGTTGTTGATCGTGATAACGAGAGTGACGGTGTTAAATTTTGGAGATTTAAACACAATTACAAACAAGAAGGAATCCTTGATAAAATCATTCCGATTTGGAAAGCAAAAGGTGATGTGACTGACTCTGATAAAGGTCGTGACTTAATCCTTGAACTTACAAAGGCAAAAACTCCAAAAGGAGCAACATATACAGTTATTCAAACTGTAATGTATGACGATCCATCACCAACACATGAAGACGATGAACAAGCATCTACTTGGATCAACGATGAGTTGACTTGGGAGGACGTATACTCTAAGAAACCTGTTGAATATCTTGAGTCAATTGCAAGAGGTGAAACTCCACGTTGGGACACTGACGCAGGAAAATACATCTACTCAAATAGTCAAGAAGAAGAGATTTCTATGGGAGGAAATTCAAAGTCTAATGTTAAAAAGGATGACCCTCAGTCTAACCAACAAGTTGACGAAGATTTACCATTCTAATTAAACTTTAACATAGACACTTGGGATGACTGAGTGTCTATGTTTTTTAAAATCAAAACAAATGAGCAAAATAGCAGAAAAAATGTATGAGGCATTGTCCTTAAAATATCGTAGTGAAATGGCAGAAGCGGAAGCCACATTATTAATTTATTTAACTTCACCTGTTGGTATTGGTGAACATCCACAACATCTTGAAGAAATGGATAAGTTGGTTGAGAAATTCGCAAATGCTCAAGATAAACTTGAGTCATTGGAAAAAATTCGTAAGTATAATTCAGTAATTACACAATAATATGGCGATAAGAAAAAGAGAAATATCTTTGGAAACAATTAAAGGTAAGTACTCGACAAAAACAAAATACAAACCAGAAAGTTTTTATAATTGTGGTGAGGCTTTTTTATCATCGGCCGGATTACCTGGACCTGTTATGGGAGGTATTAATATGTTTTTAGGGCATTCAAATACCTCAAAAACAACGGCAATGATCCTTGCTGCGGCAGACGCTCAGAAAAAGGGACACTTACCTATTCTTATTATTACTGAGAAAAAGTGGTCTTGGGAACACGCAATCGAATTAGGACTACAAGCAGAAAAAAATGAACTTGGTGAGTATGACGGTATGTTCATATTTAACGATTCATTTGATGTGATTGAACAAGCAACGGAATTCATTAATGATATTCTTGATGCTCAAGAAAAAGGTGATATCC